GGGTCAGCAAAACGCGCGAAGAAATCGTATGACCGGCCAAAATGGTAGCCTGTCGGGCGCTGGCAATTCCAAAAAACGTCAGAAGAAGGAAATTTATGCGGATCTCGCTAAGAGATTCGGCGTTGATCCGCGCACCATCGAACGAGCGGCGGCAAAAGGTGCCCCGGTCGATGACGTGCAGGCAATGGACGCATGGTTCGCTGAGCAGCAACAAGCTCCTGGCGGATCAAAAATCGCCAGCCTCTCCGACGCCAAGCTGGAGAAACTCCGGCTGGAGTGTCACCGGCTGAAAATCAAGATCGACGAAGACCTGAAGGCGCTCCTTCCGCGCGACCAGATGCGGCGGGACCACGTCAAAATCATGGCCACCATGCGGGCCGAGTTTCTTAGGTTCGTGGTGGACATTCCCAACTGGTCAGGCATGCCACCGGCAGAGATTAAAAAGCGGCTCGACGCGAAGGTTGACCAGCTGTTCTCGGATCTCAAAACCGCGTTCGACGACCTCGGGAAATGACCACGGACCAAGACTCCCCGGTCGAATGGTGCGCGTCGGGATGGCGGGCGCCGGACAAACGCACCGTCGCCGAATGGGCGTCCGAAAACGTCAAGATCCCGAACAGCGCACGCTCATCGAGCTTTGATCCGACCGCATCCCCATGGCTCGCTGAACCGCTGGAGTTTTTCTCGGACGACACCGTGAAGGAGCAGGTGCTCATCCTCCCGACCGGCGCCGGGAAGACCACGGTTTTCGATGTCGCTATCCCCTACATTATTTCGGAGGCGCCCGGCTCGATCCTGCTCTCGATGCAGACGGATCAGGACGCCAAAGAGCACATGGAGGACCGACTCCTTCCCATTTTGAAATCGTGCGACCCGATCGCGCACGCTCTCGCCGGGGTCGACCGGCACGCTAAACGGAAAGACGCCGTGATCCTGCCGCACATGTCGCTGTTCGTCGGCGGCGCGAACAAAGCAAACTTCCAAAGGAAGAGCGTTCGCTATGTTTTTCTCGACGAGGCATGGCTTATCAAGCACGGGCTGATCGAAGAGGCCCGCGCCCGGACGCATTCCAGATGGAATTCGCGCGTGATCGTGGTCTCTCAGGGAGGAGACCAGCACGTCCAGCTGCAATCCGAGCGCCGCGACACGGAACTGTATTCCGCATGGATGCGGTCGGATCGGCGCGAGTTTTCGATGTTCTGCCCGACGTGCGACGAGGTGAGTCGGTGGGACTTTAAGAACCTGAAATACGAGGTCGCGAAGACCGAGGATGGACGCATCGACGAGGCCGCAATCGCGCAGTCGGCGTGCTACGAGTGCCCGCTCTGCCAGACTCGATACGAGGACAAGCCGGACGTCAGGCGCGGACTGTCGCTGGCGTCCAGATACGTCGTGACCAACCCCGGCGGACTTCCCGGACACCACGGATGGCACGCGCCCGCAGTCGCGCTTTTTCATGAGCGGTGGGGGGACCTTGCGCTCGGATGGACGCGAGCGCAAAAGGCGCTTTCGCTCGGGGATCAGGAGCCAATTAAAATCTTCCAGACCAAGCGGCTTGCGGAGTTTTGGCGGGAGGAGGAGACCGCGCCGGAGGTGGCGCTTGGCGGGGCTGGGTATCTAAAGAGCGATTACCAAAACGGGGAAGCGTGGGAGGACGAAGAGTTTGAGTCTCGTCTCTCTCCGGTGGTCCGCGCAATGACCATCGACCGGCAGCGGGATCACCGCTGGGTCGTGATTCGCGCGTGGAAGCGGGACGGATCGAGCCGACTGCTCTGGGAGGGGAAGGTGCATACAAGCGAAGGCGTCGAGGAACTCAGGAAGCGAATGAACGTCAGGCCGACATTTGTCTTTCAGGACGCGCAGTTCGAGACTGGGCAGGTGTACGACGAGTGTGTGAAATTCGGATGGGTGGCAATACACGGCGCGAAAGACGACGGGTTCATGCACTTCCCGAAAAACAAGCCAGCGACGAAGAAGTTTTACTCCGAACTGAAACGCGCCAGCGCACCGGGCGGGGGAACCGCGCTCTACCTTTTTTGGAGCAATGAGAAGGTCAAAGACGTGCTCGCGAATCTGCGCGGGGGTAAGGGCGCACGATGGGAAACCCCGGACGACGTCAGCGGAGACTACATCCACCAAATCGCCTCCGAGGTTAAGCGGGACGTCGTCAACGCCACAACCAAAGCGGTCGTATCTCGATGGGTGCGTGTCCGCAAAGACAACCACCTTTGGGACTGTGAGGCGATGCAGACCGTGTTCGCGATTTTCAACGGGTTCCTTGGGTCGAGTTGACAGATCCGGGGTTTCAATGGCATCGCCGGATTTCTTCATCAAATCCCTTCTGCGGATCGCAATGACGCAGGGGCGCGAGGTGCTGGAAAACATCGTCACCGGGCAGTTCACCTTGATCTCCGAAAAGGGGGGTCGACAAATGACTAGCCTATCCGCGAACGGCAAGAGCTTCTCTTTTCAGGTCGATCCTAAACTGTCGACCTCGGAACTGCTCTCCCGAGTTGAGGAGGCGCTGGAGTTTTTTGATGGATCAACGCTCGATCAGGTGCAGACGTACCTGTCGACCAAACCCTTGAGGCGCACGCGCGCCAGATTTTGACATGGCACTAGTTGACCAGTGGGGATACCCAATCGACTCGCGGCTGATCAACGCGACAAGCCAAACAACCGGGCGCCCATACCTTCCGACCCGCACAGAGTCGATCACGCGCAGTGTCAACCTGCAGGACTGGCGCACACTGCTCTCACTGTCGCGCCGCCTCTGGGCAAACAACGGCATCGTGAAGGGCGCCACCGCTCAAAAAGCGATGCACTCCGTGGGGCGCGCATGGAATCCAGTTTTCCGCGGGGCAGATCAGGAATGGGGCAAGGTAGCGACCGAATGGCTTTTGCTTTGGTACGGGACTTCCAACGTCCGGGGTGAAGTGTTTGACTTCAAGACCAGTCTCTACCTGCAATCGATCGCAATCGACCGGGATGGCGATCAAGGGGTGCTCCTCACCACGTCCGAGGATGGCGTTTGGCCAATGGTGCAGACCATCCCCGCTCACCGGATCGGGCAGCGATCGAGCGGTGAGACCATCGTCGAGTCTGGGCCTTATCGGGGTCTTAAGATCTCGCATGGCGTGATCACAAACCCAGTCGGGCGTGCGGTCGCATACCGCGTGCTCGCGGACGACGAGGGAGACGATCAAGACATCTCGGCTCGCGATCTCATCCTGAGCTTCGATCCCGAGTGGGCCGACCAACTGCGCGGACTCCCGCTCTTTTCGCACGCCCTGAACGATCTCAGGGATGCCGATCAAAGCCAGTACTGGGAGCAGCTGAATCAGATGGCGTCGAGCAGTCGCACTCTCATCGAAACAAACGAGAGCGGACAGGCGGATGCGAATGACCCTGGGATGCTGCTCTCCGGGCAGCTGAGCGCCGACGGCATCCAGAATGACGGGCTAGCAATGGAGCGGCTCGAGGGCGGCACCATCACTTATTTCAAGGCTGGGACCGGATCGAAGCTGGAACAGTTCGTGAACATGCGCCCCGGTCAGGACTGGGACCAGTTTCAGGACCGGCTCGCACGCAAGGCGCTGCTCGGCGTCGGGTGGCCGTATAGCCTGTGCTGGAAGCCGGACGGTCAGAACGGCACGCAGGAACGCGCCGAGATCGAGAAGGCCCGGACCACTATTCTAGACCGGCAGGAGCTTCTAAAGCCGGTGGCGCAACGCGTTGTCGGGTACGCCATTTCAAAGGCGATCAAGGAAGGACTTCTGCCAGAGTACCGCGGGCAGGATGCCGGGGGATTCCTTAAGTGGGACTTCACACTTCCACCTAAATTCTCGATCGACCTTGGACGGGATAGCGCAGCACGCCGGGAAGACTACAAGCTCGGCTTTAAGAATCTGTCCGAGGTGATCGCGGAGCAGGGTCAGGTGCTCGACCAACACATGGACGCACGCGAACGCGAAACGGTCGACGTCATCAACCGCGCAAAGCGGATCTCCGACACAACCGGCATCGATTTCGGGACTGCTCTTTCAATGCTCCAGCAGCGCACCGCGAGCGGCATGGTCGGTGGAGGAATGCAGGGACAGCCGATGGAAATCTAATGCCGGGGTTGACACGAAAAAAAGATCATGGGCACCAGCAACTGGTTTGAATTTAAAGCCTCGGCAGAGATGCCGGAATCCGACCTGTATCTATACGGGGAGGTGGGAGGCTGGGGCGCCAGCGCCGCGGAGTTTATCGAGGCGCTCAGCACTCGCAAAGATCAGCGGATTAACCTTCACATTCACTCTCCGGGGGGTTCGGTTTTCGAGGGTCACGCAATTTTCACGGCGCTAAAATCGCATCCCGGCGGGGTCACCACTTGGGTCGACGGCATCGCGGCGTCCATGGCTTCTGTGATCGCGATGGCCGGGGCGCCGGTGAAGATGGCAAGCAACGCGTTTTTGATGATCCACAATCCTTGGAGCCAGACGGCAGGCGGATCTGAGGAGATGCGGAAACAGGCCGACGTGCTCGATAAATTGAAGGAGTCGCTGGTCAAAATCTACGTCGACAAATCCGGCATGACGCCGGAGGAGATCGGCGCCGCGATGGACGCGGAGACGTGGTTTTCAGCGGAGGAAGCGGTAGCGTTCGGCTTGGCGGATGAAGTTTTCGAGGGCATGCAAGCGGCGGCAAAAATCGACCTTTCAAGGGTCTCAGCAAAGGCGCCTTCTGGAGTGTTTGAATTCTCCAACCCGTGGCCAGCCCAAGGCTGGATGCGGGACAATTTCCGGCGCGGACTGGAGTGGTTCGAGAAAGGTTTCGGCGGCGACGGTCTCGCGGATTCAACCATCGAAGAGGCCCGCGCAATCGCTGGAGGTGGTCTTGTGCAGCCGGACAAAGCGCAACGCATGGCGGCATGGTTTGCTCGACACATGGCGGACCTCGACGGGGTCTCAGAAGACCAAGATCCGCCGACTCCGGGCATGGTCGCACATGCTCTCTGGGGTGGGTGGCCTAAGACCGACTCGGAGCGGGCAATGGAGTGGGCCGCCGCGAAATACGCGGAGCACGAAACGGAGACAGAAGAAGAAGAAACTATGGACGCCATCGAAACGCAAAACAGCATCGAGGATGCGCCGGTGCTCCCGGATTTCCAAGGCATGCTCGCAAAAGCCGCAGAAGACCTCGTCAACGCGCAGGCCCGCATCGCCAGCCTGTCCGACGATTTGAACGCAGTACAGGCCAGCCTGAGCGCATCAAAGGCCGAATGCGAAAGCCTCCGATCTGAAGTGGAAGCCGAACGCGCCAAATCCGCATCCGTGGCCGAACAGGTGAACGCGAAAGCCGCGGCACTGGTGGCTTCTGCCGGTCACGCGCCGGTCGCCATCGGCGCTGGATCGGACGACAAGATTTCGCCCGCAAAAGGGCAAAATATTCTCGAGCAGTTTTTGGAACTGCGGGGGAGGGCATCGTCATCTGAGTGGATGGCGTTCCTGAAGCAAAACCGCAGCGCCATCATCGCGGCGGCGAAAACCAACAAGTAAACACCAAGTAAAACACCATGGCTAACACCATCACCGGCATCAATGATGATGTCATCTCGCAGGGTGTGCTGGACGGTTTCGTCGCAGCCATCCTGCCCTTGCAGGCATTCACCACGTCCTTTAGTGCGGACGCGGTCAAACGCGGGGACAAAGTGTCCGTTCCGCGCATCGGGGCGCAATCTGCAGCAGTCGCGAAAGTGGCTGGCGCGGACTACGTCATCCAGGACAACACCAGCGACGCAGTCGAGATCAGCCTCGGTCAACCGGTGTACGTCAGCGGCGGGCTGGACGATGTCGAGATCGCCAACAGCAGCGCGCTGAACCTCGAAATGTACGGGAAGCAGAAGGGGTTTCAGCTCGGCAAGAAAGTCGTGCAGGACATCATGGCGAACATCACTTTGGCCAACTACGGCGCCGCTGCATTCACTGGCGCCGCTGGCACGTTCGACGTGGACTCCGTGGTGACGCTCGCTCAGGTGTGCGACACAGCCGACATGCCCGAGGACATGCGTTCTCTGGTCTTGAAAGAGACCTACTATGCCAACCTCCTGAAAGATCAGACCGTGACCGTTTTCAACGCTTACGGGTCCACCGATCCGCTCCGCGAAAACAAGATCCCGCGCCTTGCAGGTTTCGATTTGTACAAGTCGACTTTGGTCCCCGGCAACGCCCAGAACCTCGTCGGCTTCGCTGTGCATCCGTCCGCTCTCGCTCTGGCGATCCGCTATCTGGCGCCGCAGGAAGGCAACGGATACATCCGCGCCGAGGCAATCACCGACGCCGCGACTGGAATCACCATCGGCGTGCGGGAATGGTACGATCAGGACTCCGGCACCAAGAAAAAGGTGTGGGAGTGCGTGTACGGTTCCGCAGTCGGGATCGCCGCGGGCATCAAGCGCATCGTCAGCGCCTAATCGTCATGGCGTCTTACGCAATGCTTCTCGGGATCAATTCCGGACGTGCCGAGGTGCTCGGCGCACCGGTGGACCTGTCCGACGCCAAACGCAAGTTTGCGTCGATCGTGCAGGACGGTGGAGTGCTCGACGACAGCACGTTCGACGAGGTATGGCTGTGCGACACAGCGCACGGCAGGCTTCGGCGGAAAGCGTTCTGTCACGCGCCCGCCGAACCCGCAACAGCAGCGGAAAAGAAGCCGAAGCGGTGAAGCATTAGGACTCAAACTAGGGGGGCGCTGGGAGACTGGCGCTCCCCTCTTTTTTAGACGCACATGGGAGAGTTTTTCGATCTGATGGGAGCAGGCTTTTCGGAGGTGGCGTCCGAATGCGGGAACACCATCACGCGTTCCGGGTTTTCCGCAAAATGCATCGTCACGCCCCTTGAAACTACGCTCGCCATGCAGGCCAGCGGGTTCTTTGGCGACTTTTCCAGTACCATCGAGATGCTTCGCACTGAGCAGGTCCGACTCGGGCTTGTGGTCCGCTCCACCGCGCAGCTGGCGGGCAAATGGGTGCGCGTGGTCCAGATCGACGACGACCCAGACGAGCCGTGCGTCCGGCTCATGCTCAAAGAGGAGCAGCCGACTGCAGTTCCGCGCTGACCATGGACCTCATCGCGCGAGTCGACACGGTTGGTTTCAAGAAGTTCTGCGATGATCTCGCGAAGATCTCGGGCCGGTCATTTGAGGATGTCGTAAAGGCACAGGCCGGGGCCGTGCTTAAGCGGGTGATGTCCAAGACAGAAGCGGCGAAGAGGGAAAAACTGCAAAAGCGCGCGCAGAGAATTGCGGCATTTGAAAGGGGATACTGGAAGCGCAGAGATGGCACTGCGCTAATCATTGGAGCGCCAAAAAGCGGGATGACTTTTTGGAGGGATTACTCGCCAAAAACAGGCAGTCCGACCATCTACCCGATCAGCAAAGCGAAGCTGCCAAATCAAATCTGGTCGAATTACATGGCGGCATCAGCATCGATCAAGAAGGCATCGATCGAGTATTCCAAAAAACTTGTCGGCGCTCGCGGACTAAAGAAATCAACCTGGCTCAACATCGCTAAAGAGCTTGGGGTCGATTACATCCTGAAGGCTCCGGCATACGTCAAAAAGGCAAAAAGCACATCGAAAAAGCGGTGGAACAACTCCGACGGAGCAAAGTATTTTACGATGCAGGACGTGTTCGTTGTAATGCGTCAACGCTATCCGAACCTTACTGCGAATGGGTTTGCAGCAACGATTCTGCAGGGCGCGATCAGGGCGCGGATGAAAGCATTCCAGCACGATTTGAAGAGAGGAGTTTTTGACGATGCCAAGAAACGCGCATCCCGTTACCCCGGCGTTTTCGTGACGCAAACCAACACCTGAACCAAATGCCCGCTCCAGATCTCCAAACACTCTACAAGGTCGAGGACTCCATCGAAACCGCATGGCAGACGGTCCTTCAGGCCGAGAGCATCCCGACATTCAGGACTCGCGACGATGACGTGCTGACGCTGCCGCGCGTGGACGTCGCCGTGACGCTGGGCGGAGCGACCGGCCACCGCGGGCAGAGGGCGCCGGGGCAGTTTGCGCTCGATGCGTGGACCGGTCAGGTGACGCTACAGGTCAAGACTAAGCGCGTCTCTGACCAGCCTGACACTCACGCTGATTGGGTGGCCGAGATCCGGCTCGCGGCGCAGTATTTCGAGGATCGATTCGGGGCAGCCGTGCTCCCGTATCATGCGCTTTCGATGATTCAGGAGAGCGGCACGGAGCGATCCGTGGGAGATGACGACGAGACCGACATCTCGACCGTCGCATTCGATTTCATTGTTTCTATCCGGTCGAATGCGTGGCCGAGTTGACAGCGTTTGAACCAATATGCCAGACCCAGCAGGAACCAAGAATGACGGCGGCTTAGTGTTCGGCTCCCAAGTCGTTACCATCGACTCGGTTGCCTATGTGGCCGAAAACATTTCGATCGACGCGCCCAGCACGATCATCGAGCAGAAGAACGAGTACGGAGTGCCAAAAGGGCAGGTGATCGTCGAGGGCTTCGTGACTGGCACAGCTACGCTTCAACTTGCGAGTAGTTCGACGCCTAACGTACAGGTCGGAGATCTGTTCACGCTCGTTCAAGTCGGCGGCGGAACGGCAGTGAATTTCCTAGTTTCTCAGGTCGGCCAGAGTTTCTCTCAAGACGCGGAAACGAAGCTCAACATTTCATTCAGGAAGCGCATCAACACGCCCGCTCCTTAATCGGGTGGGAGGACAAATGAACCTCCACGAGATCCCCGGTTACAAGGAAGCTATCGAGGCCGAGCAGGCCGCGCGGTCCATCGTGCTCTTAGGCATGGAGTGCGACATTTGCGGAGTCGCGTGTCGGCCTTTCACCGTTCAAGACCTGATCAACCTGCAAGCGATCAAATCCCCGTTTGTCTCCGGTGGATGGATCTCGCGCATGGACTGCCTTAGGATGCTCTGCATTCAGTCTGTGACGCACCAGAAGCCGGGGCCGGGGTGGTGGGAGCGGATGGCACTAAAGCGGCGCAATGCGGCCATTCTCCGGCGCGTGCGGGCGGTCGGCACGGAGGAGATGATCGCTGGCATAAACGCATTTCTGGACGATGCATTTCTCGACGCTCCGGCGAGTTCCGGCGGTCCCTCTGGATCTCCAATCGCATCGAGCGCAGCGACCATGGTGGACGCAATCGCGAGCGAATACAGCTGGCCCATCTCCGAGATACTCGGGCTGGAGGTGGCTTTCGTGTTCCAGTTGTTCAGGTTGCGGCACGTTGCACGCGGCGGGAACCGGGCCGCGCTGATCAACCGGCGCTCTTCTAAGGTGGTCGGTGAATACCTGCGGGGACTCAACACTAGAATGGGGGCGGCTCGATGAGTGTCACGGTAATGGCAAAGCTGGGGGTGGACGCCTCGGCGATGAACACCGGGCTGGCAGAGGCCAAAGGGAAGATGGACCGCGCGGCGAAGGACATGGCCGGGAGCATCCAAAAAGCATCTGCAGGTGGCGGCGCTGGCGGCGCAATGGGTGGCATGCTCGGGAAACTCGCGGGCATCGGAGCCGGGCTTTTCGCCGCAGACAAGATCAAGGATTTCGCGGTCGGACTCACCGACATGGCCGGCGCTTTGATGGACATGAGCGACAACCTAGGCGTGCCGGTGGAGCGGCTGCAGGAGATGCAAGGAGTGTTCGGCGAGGCCGGGGTGGGAGCGGAGAAGTTTGGAAAGGCGATGAGTTCGCTCAATTCCAAGATCGAGGAGGCGAAGGGCGGATCGGAGAGCGCCGCTGCGGACTTCGCGGCATTCGGCGTCACAATTGACGACCTCCGCGAGATGGCTCCGGACGAGATCATGACGAAGATCGCCGATGCGACTTCTCAAATGAGCAGCGCCGGGGAGAAGACGGTGAAGCTGGAAGCCATTTTCGGGAAGGTCGGGAAAAGCATGGTGGGCGCCATGTCTGCCGGAGGTGAGGCGATCAACGAAGCCGGGAAATCGATGCGCGTTTTGTCCGAGGAAAACGCGAAAGCACTCGACCAGATGGGAGATGATGCCGCGCGTTTCTGGAACGGCTTCAAGGCGACCTCGGCCAATGCGCTCGGGTTCACGGTCCGCGCGTTCAAGCACACGATGGGAGAGCTTGGGATGGGAGACAAGGCCGAGTCTCCGTTCGCGACGCCAAAGGTGCCGGACGCAGCCGCGCAGGCCGCAGAAAAGGCCGCGAAACTAAAAGCAGAGCAGGAGCGCAGGTTCGCCGAGGAGATCGCGAAGTTTCAGAAGGAGCGAGAGAAGCAGGCCGAGCAGACAATGCTGCAACACCACGAGCAGCGGATGGCCGCGGAGGAGCAGCTGGCGAAGCGGCAGGAAGACGCTGAAAAGAAGGTGCTGGACTTCAGAGGCAAGCAGAAGGTCGAGATGCGGGATCTGCTCCATATGATGGATCAGGCAAAGCAGATCGGCGGGGACATCGGGGGAGAGTTTGCAGCTAAAGCCGGGCAGGCCAAGATGGATCTCATCGATGCGCAGACTCAGCGGCTCCTAATGTCACCAGCTGAGCGAGTCGCGGCAGATCGTGAGGCCCGGCGCGTCCGGCACGCGCAGCAAAAGGCGCAGCGGATGGTCGAGCGGCAGATCCGCGAGGGGAAGATTCAGGACGCTGCACCAGCGATGCAACCAATGCCACCAGAGGCGCAGATTGGCAAAGCGGCAACTGATTTGAGCGCAGCAGCGGCCAACCTTAAAGGGCTGAAAATCGTAGCCATCACCAACAACTAGACCATGCCGACCGGAGTTTACTACGACCTGCCAGCTAATGCCAACACGGCGCAGGAAGCCGACGCGCGCGTTTTTGGGTACGACGCCGAGGTGCAGGCCAAGTTTTTCACGCAGGAGTTCGTGGTCAACGGATCGGACTTCACGCCGCTTCCATTCAACTCCAGCGTGATCGTCGGCGGCACGACTTACTACCTCGTCGACGAATCAAACACGCAGGACGCCGGGGGTGGGATGGTGCGATGGACGCGCACCTACTATCAAAAGCCACCCGACCGGTCCGAGTACGAGAATATCGTTTACAACTACACGCTCGTGTACGTTCGCGACATCGACTCTGGACTCTGGATCGGATTCCCGCTTGGAGCATCCTTCCCTCTGCAGGTCGCGACTCGCGTGGACTACAAGTACTATACCACCGACGATCCGGGCACAGACATCCCGACAAATAAGGGGTGGAAGATCTTCAAGATCGAAAACGCGATTTGCACGCAGGGGACAAACCCGGTTTCCGGGACGTTGCCTAACCTATCGATCACTAGCCCATACCTTGGCGAGGACTCCGAGGTGACACGGTGGAAGGGTGACATTTGGGTTAGGAAACAACGCTGGGTTCCATACCCAGAAGTGAACGTGGAGGTCATCGTTGCCTAATGGCAAAGCGGATTCCAGATCTGGTCAAAGGGTCCGAGGACACGCTCCTAAAAGCAGAGCGAGGTAATGAGCTAATCGGGACCGTCAATGCGCTGGCCGGAATGACGTTCCAGCCCGCAGACGCGGCGACACTAGATGTCGGACCGGAGGGAGGAGCAGTCCTTAAATTCAACATGGACGTGCTCGGCGGTGGTGGGGGAGGGGGCACTCCAACCGGAGACATCGAGGCCGTCGTCCGGCAGGTGCTCGGGACTGCCAGTGTCGGAATCCAGTGTGACAGCCCCGGCGTGTTCACGATCACGTTTTCAATCCCGCCAGCTCCTCCGCCATGACGCCGTGCCCGGACCCGCAAGACGCACCTTGCTATGCCTACTGTCCAGAGGGGTGCCCGCCCGGCCAGTCATGCTATTTCATCATGGAGGGATTTCAAGATGGATACTGCACTTGGACGCCGCCTCCGGCTGGCTCGCTAATTACCTCCTGCGAATCGCCAGAGCACGATTGCTGTTGCAAGTGCGAAGAAATCGAAGGCGCCCCTTCTTGCACGTTCGCGGTAGAGTTTGGGGACACTACGGGGTCAACAAATTGCTTTGCGGCACAGGCAACTTGCATCGCGCAAAACGACGATCTCTTTTACAACCAAGAATCAGAATGCTGCCCCATGACGAAGCCCCCAATAGAGGAGCTTCCGCATTATAGAGGCACTTGCAACATTACTGGGTGCTACTGCACGCCTTGCAATCGGATTTCGCAGCCTAGAGTTCCAATCGATCCGTCACGCCCCTACCCATTCTCCGACTTTTACGCTCCATGCTACGAGCCACCAGTTCCGTTCTGGGATGAGCACGATCCATTCAATAAGCCGCTTAAAGCAAACTACTGGACGAGCGTCAAATTTCAGGAGCCGGGGTTCAACGGATGCACGGGAATCAACAAATGCAGGGCCACATGCCGCGTTTATTCGCAATGTAACGAAAACCCGGAGGAAATTTACGACCCATGTCAGCAGCAAAATGACACCGGATATTTTTGCTACGATCCGATTTACCCATCATCCGAATGCGCGCAGCCTACTGGATTTGGAACGTGCGTCCCGCTTTGCACCTGCGAGTGGGGAGATCCAATGACGAGCTACAATGAGTTCTCCTGCGACGGGCTGGGGCCGATTCCTTACTGTGAGTTCTTCTGCCCGCCAGAGCCGTGCCTTGCGATCACTTGTCCTCCGGGCTACTACTGCGACAATTACGCAACGCCAAATTGCCAGCCTCTCCCATGACGAAAATCACACCATTTGCGCTTCCTGTCCTCGAGGAAATCCTAAAGCGGAAACGCCTTCTGGCCGCGTTCCTGCAGCAGTTCCCTTCCATCGCGGAACACATTGGAGAGCATGGGTTCAAGGACAGGAGGGAAGCCATCAAGGCGCTTTCATCAACCGACTGGCTTTTGTGGGTGGAGCGGGTGTGGATGGACTTGGAGGATCTGTCGCAGATCGTTTCCAAGTTTGGTCCGCTCGCCGAAGATCACACTCAAAGGCTGGCGAAATACGCGCCGGACAAAGACAAGCAGAAGGCCGAGCAGCGCACGAAGGAATCGAAGAGCCAGATGGAGGTGCAGGGTCCAAGGATCTGGAAGTGGCTCCACGACATGGCGCTCGGGTGGAACGGAGAAAAGGACGAACTGCAAAGCATCATTTCGATGATCACAAACGCGGTCCCGTGCGGGGAGTGTAAAAAACACTGGGTCGAGATGCTCGTCGCGAATCCGCCAAAGGCCGCAAACGCGGAGGAGTTTTTCGCCGAGAGCGTATCGTGGCACAACCAAGTCAACGTCCGACTAGGCAAGCCCGAGATGACCGTCGAGGACGCCCGCAAAATCTACGCTCGCGCCAGTTGACAGATCGTCGGATTTAACGCCATGGCAATTCGCCTCCGACCCAATTTCAATCTTCCGGATCATCGGACTGGTGACACGTTCCGGGCGATCGATATTCGGATCTCGATCAATGATGCACCGGTGGATCTCACAGGCGCAACCGCACTAGTTCAGGTCCGCACTGAGCCGACCTCTGCAGCGGTTGCCATGACGCTTTCAACGTCGATCCACAACCCGACGCAGGGCCTTCTGAAAATAAATGAGCAGGCCGTGACGCTCGCATCCGGGTTGTACTACTACGAGCTTCAGATCACGATGCCCGGCGGGTTTCGTGAGTCGTACCTCACCGGGACGTGGCAGATCCTCCAAGACGTGACACGATGAGCACTCAGCCAAACCTCTCAATCCCCATCGATGTCACCGTCGCGCCCCAGCTGGTGGGCGTTAACTTAACACTGTCTCGCGGTTTGGAGGGTCCGATCGGCGCGACTGGCGCCGCGGGGACTCCGGGGGCCGCGGCCACCATCGCAGTCGGGACGGTCTCGACTGTCTCGCCGTCAACCCCGGCGAGCGTGACTAATACCGGCAACGCAAACGCCGCTGTTTTCGATTTCTCGATCCCACAAGGGGCGGCAGGAGCGACCGGCCCGGCTGGTCAGGGCTTTGACTGGGAGGGCGCGTGGAATGACGCGACCGCCTACCAGTCGCAGGATATCGTAGCCTTTGCAGGCTCCTCCTACATCGCCACCGCCGCCATTCCGTCAGGGCCGGGCAACCCGAACCCCACACAGACGTCGGCATGGGAACTGGTGGCTTCCAAGGGAGACACGGGGGCGCCGGGGGTGAATGGTGACAAATACACCACCACTAGTGCGACGACACTAACGGTCGGGAACGGGACCAAAAACCTGACCGTCGGGCTGAATCTGGCTTACATCCCCGAGCAATCGATCATCATCGCTGCAACGGCGGTTGTGGACACCCACATGCACGCCACCGTGGTCAGCTACAACCCGGCCACCGGCGCGATGGTGGCCGACGTGACGCAGCATTCAGGCAACGGGACGCTGTCCGCCTGGGAGATCGGGCTAAGCGGTGCAGCCGGGGTGCCGGGGACGGCAGGCGCTGCCGCTACAATCGCGGTCGGCTTTGTCACAACGGGACTCCCCGGATCAAGCGTGGTGATAACAAACACAGGCACGGCGAATGCCGCCGTGTTTGATTTCGCCATCCCGCGCGGGGACACGGGATCTTTCGCTGGGGACGCATCCACGATCACGACCGGCACGCTCGCGGATGCCCGCCTGAGCGCCAACGCGACCCTTGGCGGCAACGTATTCAGCGGGACGGGGTCAATGGTGCGGCAGACGTCCCCGGCGCTTGTCACGCCCAACATAGGCGCTGCATCGGCGTCAAGCGTCACGGTGTCAGCGGCCAGTTGGAACCAGCTTAACCTTACAGTCTCTGCGTACCCTGGTACGTCTGGGTCAGTCCTAAAGGTTACTCCGCACAACGGATCGGAACCTCTGACCGTCCGAGGGTTCGGGGGCTACAACGCATTTTACTCGACGCGCATCGACTCACTGCGGGCGTCCTACATTGGGCTTGGTGACGATCTCACCAGCGCAACCTGTACGGCGCTTCTGCTTAAAGATTCGCGCCTGTCCGTTTCGTTCAACGGCACGGTCGGACCATTCACAGCTTACGCTGGTTTTGACGCATCCGATTTCCGAGCCTTCAACGCATACACCAACGCGTCGAACTACGAGCGAGGAAGCCTCGGGTTTTTAAGCAACACGCTCACACTGGCGAGTGAGGCCGCAGGCACTGGGACCGTGCGCGGATTCCAGATCAACATCGGAGCAACAACTCGATTTGCGATCTCGACCGCTGGCAACATTACAACCGGCACTTGGCAGGCTGGCACCATCGCGGTCGCTTACGGTGGTACTGGAGCCGCTGATGCAGCAACGGCACGCACAAACCTCGGGCTTGCGATCGGCACGAATGTGCAGGCTTTCGTGTCGGCAACCAACACCGGCGCCGGAGGTATCGTGCGGGAGATCGGCGCGGAGTTTTACGAGCCGACGATTTGGTCTCCCAAGCTCAAAGGGTACTCGATCAACGTCATTACGTTAACCGAAAGCGACAACCTTATAGGCGAGTACGATTTGGTGCTGGTCGATGCGACATCTGGAGATGTCAACATAAGTTTCGTGCCGCCTGAAAACTACAACCTCGGAAAAGTGTTTGAGATCAAGCGGATCGACTCCTCGTCAAATGCAGTCACCATCAACGCGGCTTCTGTCGGTGGGATTGATGGAGAAAACACGGTTCTACTGCCGCTGCAGAATATGTCACTGACCATTGTGAAAACGTCAGCAGGATTTAAAGTCATATGAGCTATTTCCCAAACCAAGGCCCGCAGACCAGCGAACGCTCTCAGTCGATCGTCCCGGCTACTGACTCGAAACAGTTTCCGACAGGAAACGTGACGAAAAAATACCGGACGAATTGCGACACGCTGCCGCTGGTTTCTGAGTGGACCACGACAACAGCAGCGGGCGATCTGCTTTTCCTCGATGGCAACTGCCAAGGCGCATCCTATTGGGTTCTTTCAAAGTCGCCGTTCAACACTGGCACCACTTCAATCATCGACGGCATCGACACGTTCGCGATGCCGACCGAGTTTTCATTTGGCGTCCACCGATCGCAGGGCGCGCTTAATCAGGAGTTTGCGATCGAGGTTGTCGATAGCGCGACTCCAGCAGCGCCACCGGAAGAGGTGGCGATCTCGGCTCTTAGCCAGAGCACGACCACTCTGACGATCACGACGTCGGCGCCGCACAACCTGAGCGCCGGTCAGAGCTTTGGAATCTACGGGTGCTCGGACTCGCGCTTTAACTACGGCGCGCTGGTTGTGGCGTCAGTCTCCAGCGCAACGCAGATCACGGCCACCGCAGGCCCCGGCGGCACAATCCAGTCGCTTACGGCATCCCCGGCGGTTCTCGGATCTCCGTTTATCTACGTGCGACGCAGGCTGGGCGGCAGCGCGAATGGCACAAGCATGATTCTCGAAAACGCGACGGCCACCAACGCCGCGTTTTATGTTCGCTCCAATTCCGGCGATGCCGCCTCCTCTGGTACTGCAACCGGGAACCAGTCGATCACGATCGCGACTGCGGCGTCAGCGCAACCGGTCGCTGCGGTTGGAGCTTACTCATTTTTCCCATCCTCTCAGTACCTGCTAAATCTGCAGGCCGACCGAGTACAATGGCACGACGTCCCGGCTGACGCCGTCACGGCGTCGACCTCTCGCTATATACGAAACTCGATCTGTCCCTCCCCGGATCTCGCGTTCAAGATCCGCATCGAGGGCGCGAATAACAAGGGCATGGCAGCCCCGGTGGGGCGCATCGTTTCCGCAGTCAAAACTGCGTCCACAACGGCGACTATAACTTTTGCGGAACCGCACGGATGCACGGTCAACGATTACCTGCACGGCTACGGTGTCCGGGATCAGGGGGCAACGGCATTTGCAAACCTGACGACAGCGGGCGGCGTCAAGATTGCATCGATCGTCTCTGCAACGGTGTTGACGATAGTGTGGGGATCGAGCGGAACCGCCACTAGTTACGGTGGGTACATGACCCGCGTTCAGGGCGGCGCTGGTCAAAACGGAGCGATCGCTCAGGTTTTCCAGAGCGTCTCGATCACGGACGGGCTGATAACCTGCACCGGCAATGCAACTTGGGCCGGTTTGGTGATCGGCGACGTGGTCAACATTTATGGCGTGCGCGATTCGTCGAGTGGCGCGGATCTCGGGATCGATGGCGCGTACAGGGTCAGGAACTTGGTAACGTCCGTGATGACGCTGGAGCCGATTCCTGGCGCTTCAGCCCCGGCAAACCTCGCACTCACAAACTGCGGCGGAGGGGTCATTAAGCGCACGGATTTGAGGGTGAGCAACATCTGCGCCTACGAATACCTGCGCGAACGCGTGGAGTTCGCTCCGAGACCATCAACGGATGGCGCGGCGGCATTGCCGGTAAACATGGTCACGGCGCCCTCATTGACGGTCGGCAGCGCATCTTTGGCGCCTTCAGCTAGCTTGGGCGCTGGCACGTTCCACAGGCTTTTGTCCGCGAACACAACAAACCTGACCTCTGTAAAAACCAGCGCAGGGACGATAAATTCGCTGACGGTCTCGAATACAAACGCGAGTGCGACTTATTTCCTAAAGATCTACAACAAAGCGAGCGCCCCGGCTCCCGGAACCGACACTCCGATTCACACGATCTCGATCCCACCTGGCACGCGGTCGATTGACACCGGCGCCTACGGAATCCGGCTCGCAACCGGGATCGCTTATGCGCTGACAGGCGCGGTGGCTGACGCGGACACAACCGCAATCCCGGCAAACGATGTCTTGGTCAACATGTCGCTAACCTAATGAAAATTACATCCGCTCTCGTCAGCATGACTGGGCCGACCGTTCTTGTGTCGGCAAAACTGCAGATTCAAGACTCCTCCATCGACCTGCAGTTTACGCTTTTAGAATCCGATCTGTACGCGGCAGCGAATGCGGCTGGGCGGATGTCTTGGGAAAACTTCGACCTTGTGACAGTGGCAAAAACCAAACTGGACCTCGACTGCACTCTTGAATGAGCATCGAACAGGCACTTCTTTCTGGGCTGTCGGCCACCACCACGGCGCTTGTGTGGGCCGTCACTAAACTCTGGAGCCGTTCCGAGGAATGCGAGAGCGACCGGCGCTCACTCCGTCACGAGATCGAGGATCTCAAACATTTGAAGGGTCACGCCGAGGGGCGCCTTGAACTTTTCAGCCGGTGCCGCGTTGACACATGTCCGTTTTCCGAGGCCCGAAAAACCATTAAGCCATGAGCCAAAAACCTTCCGCATTAGCTTCGTCTGTCATCCCGGCGTCAGACTCCCCTAATTTTCCTGTCGCGATTCAGGGGACTACAAACGTGGCCGTGTCCGGCACTGCCACCGTAGGCGGCGCCGCAGCGCACGACGCTGCAGTTTCGGGCAACCCGACTCGGATCGCTGGCCGGGCTTTGACCGCGGCCTATACGGCGGTTGCGACAGGAGACACTGCGGACTTGGTTTGCACCACGCAGGGCGTGCTGGTTACGCGCGGCAATGCCATCCCCGAGCTTCAGTGGTCTTACGCATCCGCGGCTGGTGGAATCACCGCCACCGCCGACGTCGCACTAGCGGCGGCAGCTGGCGCTGGATTGAGACGCTACCTGTCGAGCCTGACGCTTTCAAATAATAGCGCCACTCCAACCGAGGTGGTTATCAAGGACGGTGCGACCGTGATCTGGCGGGATCTGGTGCGTGCCAACTCCGGAACGTTCACGGTGACTTTCGGAGATCCGCTCAAGACCTCGGCAAATGCTGCTCTGAACGTGGCGTGCATCTCGGCTGGGGCTGCGGTTTACGCTAACGCACAAGGTTTCATCGCTCCCTAGTATGAAGCACGCACGCACCACGCTTCTCGGCATTTTCACGGTCATCTCCGCGCTATCAAAGGGCGGGCTGGAGTTCCTCCAAACTGGCACCGTGTCGGATCTTTCGGAACTCATATCGATGGTGACCGCGGGGGTCGGGCTGATCCTCGCCGCAGACGGTAAATGAAGGCGCTCCTCATCAGTTTTGCGATCCTCGCCGGTGGTTGCGTCGTCAATCCGAAAACCGGTGTGCGCGAGCCGCTGATCCCGTTCCGTGCTCAGTTTTGCGGGGAGCGTGACGGTGTCCAGATCTGCACCGGTTATCAGTCGAGCGTCGGATTTTTCGTCGAAGGGAGGCTGGAAAAGAGCGGATCGAAATGACGCTCCCGGAGATCATTCGGGACATCCAAGAAAGCCTAGGGATCGAGGCTGACGGCATGGCCGGTGCTGTGACATGGCTGGCCATCCACCAACGCGTCTGCGGGGTTCCTCGCGCGATCCAGCCTGTCTCGCAACAGGTGGACAAACGCAGCGCAAAGAATATCGCCACACTGCATCCTCAAGTGGCCTTTCTGGCCGAGCGGCTGGTGCGTCAGGCGACCGCACAGGGGATTGACGTGCGCGTGATCTGTGGACTGCGGACTTTCGATGAGCAGGAAGAGATCTATGCTCGTGGCCGCACTAAGCCCGGGAAAATCGCAACGCTCGCACGTGGCGGGCAGTCGTGGCACAACTATGGCGCTGCGTTTGACGTCGGGATTTTCCACGGGTCCGATTATCTCGAGACATCCCCGCTTTATCGTGAGGTTGGAAAAATCGGGAAATCGATCGGGCTGGAATGGGGAGGGGATTGGCAGTTTAGAGACGAGCCGCATTTCCAGTTGCGCCCCAACTGGGCGTTAAACAAGACATCGCCAGAGGTGCTGGCCGAGTTCGCCCGCCGAATCCGCGCGGGCCGGGACATCTGGGTCTGAGCGGCAAGCAGTTTTCTGGGCTGGCGTCCAGAAAATCCGCTCGGGAAAAGTTTCACGCGTCTACGGTTTTTTTGTGGACTCATGCGGTCGCATCGGCCAAAACCGCTCTCGTCGCTGGCGACCACCGCCACCGACAAACCCAAAAAACATGAAAACCAAAAACCCCACCCTCCTCGAAATCGCCTGCTCATTCAACCACTGGTCCGAGTTTCTCGACGTAGACGGCTGCATTTCCCAACATGAGTTTGCCATGACCGACCCTATTGGTCGGCTTATGCAAATTCAGGAATGCGGATTTTTCGAGTCGTACCGTGGCGATATGTACGATGCCCACGGACACCTTATTGCCGAAAACGTACTCGTCCAAATTGAATCAGCCGGGGGTGACGGGGACGGCACTCCGTGCGTTGTAATTGGTGACACGGTTTACCCCACGCAGGATTTTCGCGAAATCACCAGCGACACGCTGACCGGCCCCGGCGGCTGGTACGTTGTAGTCCGTCGCACGGAAGGGGGGGAGGAGTAATGACAACCCGAACCTCATACCACTACGTTTTGTGCTGGGAAAAAAACGGGGAGGTGTTTTCCGATCCGCCCGCCTGCAAGGACTATGCAATCAAGGCTGAGGCCATTGAGGACGCCGAAATCGCGGCTCGCAATCTGCGGCCCAACCAATGGTTTACCGTGTGGAGTGTAGAAGAGTTTTGGGACGAAGCTACCCACGAGTGGGTAGTTGAAGACCCGCTGGATTGGACACCCGTCCACGAAACCGAATCTGGAGGTGCGCAATGAGCGCCCTCCTCACCCTAAGCGGTTGGGACGTGGCCGTTGTGTTCATCCTCGGCTCACTTTCCGGGGTGGCCCTCTGCCAAGCCGTGGCCGTGCTGACCGGCTACCGCCGGCGGACCAACACCCGCCTCCAGCGGTCCCGTTGGCGCGAACAGGGCGTGTTTACCACGCTACGCAACGGGAGGACCGCAGAATGACGCGGTCATCTAAAATCAGCGCAGCGCTCCTGCTCGCGGGATACGCATTGGCGGCATACCTCTGGGTAAAACGATGAGATCGACCAGCAGGCTTTATCACTGGGATCTCGCGGAGACGCCTGTGAAGGACGTCGTCAAAAAAATCGAGGCCCTCCCATCCCATCTCCGGCCATGGGCCGGGAGGCTAGTGTGGTGGGACCGGTACGCCGAGCGGACCGAGCCGGTCTCCGGGTTTGAGCAGTGGGTACAGGACCGGACCACCCCGGAACCAAATCCGGCCGAATTGGCGCAGGCTTTGGTCGGGCTAGGGTACACTCCGGACTACGCAGGCATGCGAGCCGGGGCGCAGGATTGGGGCATCGCGGCCGTCAAAAAGATCGGACGTCCGGCGGAAAATCATCGGCACGCCCCAGATGGAACCGAGTTTCCACTGAGCCTCCACCCCAGGGTGGTCATGCTCCGCAGGCTTATTCCTGACCGAAACATGATACCATGTTACACCGTCCACGTTAAATTTCCGCAGTCCAAAACGGTGCGCCGGGCGCCGATTCGCAAAGGGTTCAGCGATTACTTCCGGGCCATGGACTACGCTCTCGACGCGATCAGAAAACTGACCGAGGAGGCGACAGAATGAACGCACGACAAAAAGGAGCCGCGGGCGAACGCGAGTTCCGCGACCAGTTGAGGGACGCGGGATGGATGTCTGCGCGGCGGGGACAGCAATTCTCGGGTGGATCGGACTCCCCGGACGTCGTGTGCGAGGAGTTGAGCGGCATCCATTGGGAGGTCAAGCGGGTGGAAAGCCTGAACATTCACGCCGCGATAGCACAAGCGATCCGCGACGCCGGGGCAGGTAAAACTCCGATCGTCGCTCACCGGAGGAACCGGGGGGAATGGCTCGCGACGGTCCGGTTGGAGGATCTGTTCGCACTTCTGAGAGACGGTATCGACGGTCTCAAATCTTAGTCCGGTAACAGCGCCGTCCGGGGGGCGCATAACAACAACAACAAAACATGATAAACATCAAACGCGGCCGCCAGTCTCGGCGGCAGAAGGTAGTCATCTACGGCCCAGAGGGGGTCGGCAAAAGCACATTGGCGGCATCACTGCCAAGCCCGGTGTTCCTAGACACCGAGGGGTCAACAGCCCAACTGGACGTCGCGAGGGTCGACGTCGGCGATTGGCGCTCCCTCACCGGTGCGCTCGCGGAGATCCACCGGATGTCGGAGTTTGAAACCGTCATCGTCGACACGATTGACTGGGCCGAGCGGATGTCGACAACGGATCTGCTAACCCGCACCGGCAAATCCTCGATCGAGGATTTTGGGTACGGAAAAGGCTGGGTTCAGGTGGCCGAGGAAATGTCTAAACTCCTCGGGAACCTCGACCAGATCGTGCGCGGCGGGAAGCACGTCGTGCTGCTCGCGCACTCTAAGGTGACCCGATTCGCGGCGCCCGACCTGCAGGGCGAGCACGATCGCTACGAACTGAAACTGTCGAAACAGAGCAGTCCGCTTGTGAAAGAATGGGCGGATGCGATCCTGTTTTTGAATTTCAAGAGCAAGGTGGTCGAGGTGGACGGGAAAAAACGTGGTGTCGGGGGGAAGGAGCGCGTGATCAACACGAGCCACACTGCCGCCTACGACGCCAAAAACCGCCATGGGCTGGCTGATCAGGTCGATGCTAACGCAGAGGCGCTGGCGCCAATTTTCGCGCCTGTGGTGCCGGCTCTTGCGACCTCGGGACACCTGCTCGATCTGGTCATGGCCGGGATCGAGGAGCAGGGGAATGCGTACCTTGTACGGCGCAAATGGATCGAGGAGGGCCAGACTTACCGCGAGCTAGGCCCGGGGCGCGTGGATCAGATCCTCTCGAGTGCGGACCGGTTTCTTGAGGCCGTGAAAGGAGGGGTGCTGAAATGATCCGCCCATCAAACCTTCCAAAACTGGCGGTCTGCCCGCAGTACGAGGGCAGTTCAACGCCATCCCCGGCGGCAGAGCGTGGAACGCGGATTGACGCGATTTTCCGCGAGCGAATTGAACGCGGAATTGAACACGGAATTGAACACGACGAAGAAGAGGCGGAGATCGCGCGTTGGGCGGTCGACTATGTGCGGAACCGCTGCGGCTTTGAGGAGATTTTCTCCGTTGAATCAGAGTGCAGAATCTGGGCTGTCATCGATGGATTAGAGGTCTCTGGCACCATGGACGCCGTGTGTCCGACCATGCATCTCCTGTTCGACTTGAAGACCGGTGAGATCCGGAATTACCGAGAACAGATGGCGGCTTATGCGCTCGCCTGCATGGACAAATATTTGGCCACCGAATGGACTGCGGTTCTGGTTTTCGCTGATCAGAAAGAGATCCGAGAATACAGATTCCGCATGGAGGAGGCCGAGGAGATCGTTCGCGAGATCATCAAGGCGCGGACCCAAGCGGACCCAGCCCCGACCGTGTGCGACTACTGCAGCTGGTGCTCCAAGTTTGCCGCGTGTCAGGCCGTGACCGCCTCCGCAAACCTCGCACTCGGGCTTGTGCCAGAGGCCGACCGGTTCCAGCGTGCGATTGCAACCCCGGACGGGTTGGCC